CGTATGAATATGTGACCGTCTAGTTCCGATCTGCCAGCTTTCTCAAGGCATCGAAGTTTCCAGCTAGGACTTCTTTCACTGCTACGGCCTGTTTAACGCCGGCGCGACGGCGGAGAATCTCTTCGCCCCACTGCGCTTACGCCTTATGTGGAACCCTTCATTTGTTCGTGCTGTTTGTTTGCAGCATGGGAGAATAATCGCATAAGCGATAATATAAGTCAATAGCAAAAGCGATATTTTCTGCTACAATGTGGCTGTGTCGTGAAAACGATGCGCGTCTGGAAGGGGTGTGATGAAAGTAACAGGGAAGGGTCCAGCGGCTTTCACCGCTGGGGTGGTGCTAGAGGAAAAGCTGAACAATGAACGCGAATAGTGCAACTGCTTGCGCCAGTGTCAACTTAACCTCAACGGTAATCCTAACCATGAGCGTTAGCCTTTAGGTGAGGCCCGTACCGGTACAGGCAATTAACCTGTTATTTATATCGCGCCTTGGCCGGGCGCTAGCTCAGGATCATTCGCGACTGATCTTGAGCGCGGCTGATCTCCAGCAGTGAGCCTTCCGGCTCTGACCTGGATCTTCACCTTTAGCGGCGCATCACTGCCGCAACCGAGGATGATGCCTCGGCAGTGAACCCGGTGGGAGGCTATCAACCTCCTTCCGGGCTCAGCCGTATTATCACATGGCTACACTACGCTTTCTATGGACGTAAAAAAGCCCTCGGGTGAGGGCGGCGTCTGACTAACTTACTGAGGTAGGGTATGGGAAAAGAAATTCTTATTGAATGGAACCAAGACGCTCCAATGATGCTTGTAGATCAGAAATTACTTTCTTTGCAATTTCGGGATGGATCGAAAGAGTTAATTGATGTGGAGTGGTTGGAGCCTCACCCGTCACTACAGTTAACTGAAGAAGCGCGCAACCTTTTGCGGCATCAGTGCCACCACGACTAGCGCCTACATAAAATAATTCATCGGCATTTAATTTTTTGTACACGACTTTTTTATTATTCATAATTTTTTATTACCCCCGCTTCACTCCCTTTATTCTCTCGAACCTCTGGGCCGGGTAGTCATACTTCAAGCTGATCAATTCTTTTTCCAGAGCTGCAGCATGCTTTCGCGCAGCATCAATCTGCTTGTAAATTTCCTCCTGCATCACCTTGAGTTCTGAGCGCTTCCCAACACCTGGCAGCACCATTGCGATGCTCTCAATCTCCGATATGGCTTTCCCAAGTTCTAGGCGGTGATCGATGTCAGTCATGCTGCGGAGCAGGAGAGGAGGGTATCTTGCGCGATTGAGGGCGCGTAATCTTTGCCCTTAATTGCCGCATCGACGGTATCAGGGCCGGATTGTTTGAGCGACAGCAACATTCTATAAGACGCGCCGGCATATCGGTTGTGTGCGTAAGCATGCACCTCGGATTTTTGAATGTCTGGATATACGCGCACGTCGTATAAAAGCCCCTGTATTTGCCACCTTTCGTCACTTTGCATCATGTCCGCGACACATCGTGCCAGCGCCGAGTAATTGCCTTTAACCTGACCTCGGTAGATAGGTTCGTATTCCTTTACTGCTTTAAGATTTACAGGGGCTGCGCATCCCGCCAGAATTAAGCAGCATCCTAACACTGCATGCAATTTCATTTGGGTTATGCGAATGCGCGAAGGATTTTTTGAAAGCGAGAAAGGGGAATTAATACATCTGGGCGATTGGACTCAAGCGCTATATCGTTGAATGCAATTTCTCTGAGAGGCTCAACTTCTTGAGCATCCCCTTCATGAGCCTCTTCGATTGCGACAGCCAGGGCATCAACATCCATTTTGTCAGCCTTGGCCATGAGAGATTGATAGCGCCTCATATCGCTTTCATTCTGCGCAACACGTTCTGCTGGGCGAGTAGATACAATAATAGCTCCCGCCACTGCGAGCAGCACGCCGCCGATAATAGTAAGCCACGCGGGCATGCTCCCGGCCAGAGACGCAAATGTTGCACTTCCTCCAATAATAAATAAGAACGTACCGGTTGTTTGGATGCGGCGATACAGGCGCGCGGTCCTCTGAGTTAATCTTATTGCGTAACGAATATCATTTTTCAGTTGACTGTGCTCTTTCATACAACACCTCACTTTTTAGATTGGGGCGGGGGTGGCGCAGGCACCGGTATTGGTGTCGGACGAGGAGGAACATGTGATCTCTGATCCCATCTTTTGTCGGTCATATTATACCTTTTTATTATAGATCGATAAAAACAGGTGGCGTTCCCAGTCCCATCTCTCACCCATTTACGGTCTAATCCCTGCGAAAATAGCCAAGACCACTACGATCATGACAATAATTCCGACGAGCGCTTCTCCAGAACTCAAACTCTTTTTTTTCTCAACTATAGGACGCCAGTTTCCATCAATCTGCGCCCCACAGTGTTTGCATACCTTGGCTTCTTTTAAGATAGGCTCGGCACATTGTGGACATTTCCCATGGGTTGCAGAGTCTACTGCATTAGGGTCTTTCTTTAAAGAAGGTAGAGCCGCAACAACAAGAGCGAACGGGCCAAAAAGACAGCCAAGGATAAACCATCCGCAGCCATCGCGTTCCTTGCCGCTTGCAATAATCATGGCTACAAACCCAAAAAGAAGCCAGATTATTATGAATTCCATAAACAGGTCACAGTATTATTTATTTCTTTTTATTGGCGCCCGAATTACTCTTATAAAATTTCCGTTTTGCTTTCGGATAGCTGGTATTCCTCTGGTTTTTTGTTTTCATTTTCACCCGACTCCACAAAGGACCGCCCGACTCTCATCCAAGTTTTCCTATCCTCTGGAGACATACTTTTTAAAAGCTCCAGCATTTGCATTTCGTCACTGACATTTTCTCCCCCGAGCTTTCTGTCCCGCATCTCACCCGTATTACTGGCAAGCCACTCAAGCGAGCAGTTAACAGCCCGCGCAAGCTCTGCAATATACTTTGATCCGTCGTTTCGTCCTCGTTCAATATCAGCGACAGTGGTCTGAGAGATTCCCGCGCGGACCGCAACCTCCTTTTGAGTCAACCTTTTGGGTTGAAAGCTCAACCTAGCCTCTTTAAGTCTTTTTCCTAAAGTATTCATTATCGCAATTGTGATACAAAAAATGATCGCATAGGCGATTGACAAATAATCGCACAAGCGATATTCTGTTTGCTATGAATCCAAATTTTCAGGAAATGATGATCGAGATTGTGTCGGCAGGATGGACGCAAGTAGAAATCGCCTCTCGGCTTACCAGAGCTCAGTCATGGGTTTCAGATATTTATCGCGGCGAACAAAAAAACCTTAAATTCGCTGATGCGCAAGCACTATTGGCGCTGCACTCAGAGGTTTGCGCCAGTAAAGAGGCTGCCGCATGAACCACCGCCCCCAAATCCAAGGAGGCGGCGTGAGCCCCGTATCCCACTCTGCCCGGTTTCCCTCCCTTTTACCGGGAAGCTTTCCCTCTTCTCAGAGGGTTTTTTATTCTTGTGCGTGATGTCCATGTTCGCATCATGCCTTTTGCATCAACTGTTAGAAACATTCGCTGGAGATTGAAATGAATGTTCTGGACGCCGCTCATCGCATCGGTATCGAGTGCGGAATGAGAAATGTCTCTGAAAAGACCGGTATCGACTATGACCAGCTACGCGCGAAGCTCAACCCGAACGATAACCCGAACGGTAAGCGCAACCACCTTTACTTGCTCGAATCTGTCCTGATCCAGTCGCGCATGCAGCGCTTTGACATTCTCTATGCAATGTCAGAAGAGCTGCGGCATGTCTCCATCCCATTGCCGGATATGCAATCTAGAAGCTGTCCTCAAGCGGTTACCAAGGCTTGCGCAGAGTTCGGCGACTTTATGCGGAAAGTCGATGAAGTTTTTGACGACGGAGAAGTTACACCGAACGAGGCAAAGCAGCTCGAAAAGGAGCTTACGGAAATGATTGCCGCAGCCGTCAGGCTGCAATCGGTGATAGTCGGAAAGGTGGATGAACGGCGGAAAGTGGCGAGGGCGGGATGAGCGATCATCAGGACTACCTCGACTTCCTGAGCAAGAAGATCCCGATGGCCTCATTCGATGGTTACGAGATCGAGGATTCAGAAATTCACCCGATCATCAAGCCGCATCAGCGTACTTGCATCAAGTGGGCAGTGAAGGGCGGCAACAGGGCGCTATTTGAAGCATTCGGCCTGGGTAAGTCCCTGCAACAGATTGAGATCGTGCGTCTCACCCGGCAACGTGCCGGAGGGAAGGCCTTGATAGTGTGCCCTCTTGGTGTGCGCCAGGAATTCAAGCGTGACGGCGCCATGGTTGGAGTGCAATTCCAGTTCATTCGCCGGCCGGAAGAGATGGGGGAGGGCGACTTCTACCTGACGAACTACGAAAGCATTCGCGATGGCAAGCTGGACCCGCGCATATTCTCAGTTGTGAGCCTGGATGAAGCCAGCGTACTGCGCAGCTACGGCAGTAAAACCTATCAAGAATTCCTCCCTCTGTTCGCCGGCGTAAAGCATAAGTTTGTTGCCACTGCGACACCTTCCCCGAACCGATACAAGGAACTGATTCACTACGCTGGCTTCCTGGGGATCATGGATACCGGGCAGGCTTTGACGCGATTCTTCCAACGCGACAGTACCCAGGCGAACAACCTGACGCTATATCCGCATAAAGAACGCGAGTTCTGGATGTGGCTCAACTCCTGGGCGATCTTTCTGCAACGGCCGTCTGATCTTGGATTCAGTGATGAAGGATATGATCAGCCCGATCTGCAGGTGACATATCACGAGGTGCGCTCTGATATTGCCAATGCAGGCTTTGAGAAGGATGGCCAGGGCATCATGTTCAAGGATGCCGCCCTGGGACTTCAAGCGGCTGCTTCCGAGAAGCGCGACAGCCTGGAAAACCGGATAACGAAGATGATGGAGATCATCAACGCATCTCCTGACGATCATTTCATTATCTGGCATGACCTGGAGGCTGAACGTCATGCCATTCAGAAAGCGCTACCCGCGGCTGTTGCGATCTACGGTTCCCAGGATCTGGAAAAGCGCGAGCAAGCCATTGTCGATTTCTCTGATGGCAAATTCCAGTACCTATCAGCAAAGCCTGAGATAGCAGGATCAGGCTGTAACTTCCAACGCCATTGCCATAAAGCGATATTCCTCGGCATCGGCTACAAGTTCAACGATTTCATCCAGGCCATTCACCGCATCAAGCGCTTCCTGCAAACCCATGCATGCGAGATTCACATCATCCATTCTGAGGCCGAGCGGGAAATCCTTAAATCGCTGCTTACGAAATGGCAGCAGCACGACAGCATGGTGGCAAACATGACGGAAATCATCAAGCAGCATGGCCTGAACCATTTATCGATGGCCGATATTCTGACCCGCACCATCGGAGTCGAGCGACTGGAAGTCTCTGGCCAGCACTTCACCGTAGCAAATAACGATTGCGTCATCGAGGCGCGTCGTCAGCCGGAGAACTCTGTCGGCCTGATCGTGACCAGCATCCCTTTCGCCAATCATTACGAATATACGCCGAGCTACAACGACTTCGGGCATACCGAAAACAATGATCACTTCTGGGCTCAGATGGATTTCCTGACTCCTCAGTTGCTGCGCATCTTGCAGCCTGGGCGCATGTACTGCTGCCACGTGAAGGACCGGATCCTGTTCGGAAATGTCACTGGCGCCGGCGTGCCCACTGTCAGCCCATTCCACTGCGAAGCGATCATGCATGCGCGCAAGCACGGCTTCGACTACATGGGAATGATCACGGTAGTCACCGATGTGGTGCGAGAAAACAATCAAACTTATCGCCTGGGATGGTCCGAGCAGTGCAAGGACGGCACCAAGATGGGAGTCGGATCACCCGAGTATGTCATGTTGTTTCGTAAGCCGCAGAGCGACCGTACGAGAGGATATGCCGATGTTCCGGTAACAAAGAGTAAGAGCGATTACACCCGGGCCCGGTGGCAGACCGATGCACATGCATTCTGGCGCTCGAGCGGCAACAGACAACTCACCGCGGAAGAGATGGCCATCTACGGCCCGGCCAAACTCGCCAAGATGTTCACCGATTACAGTCTCAAGAACGTCTATGACCACGAGTTCCATGTTCGCATAGGTGAAGAGCTTGATGCGATGTCTGCTTTGCCTTCCACCTTCATGAGCCTTGCGCCTGGTAGCCATCATCCCGAGGTGTGGCATGACGTTAACCGCATGATCACTCTTAATGGCGCCCAGACTCAACGTGGCCTCCAGAATCATGTGTGCCCCCTGCAGTTCGATATTGTCGATCGGTTGATCGAGAGGTATTCGAATAAGGGCGAGATGGTATACGACCCGTTTGGTGGCCTGATGACTGTCCCTTATCGAGCAATAAAGCTTGGCAGAAAGGGAAAGGCCAGCGAGCTCAACACATCCTATTTCTTCGACGGGGTTCAGTACCTGCAAGCGATCGAGCGAGAGGTATCAATGCCTTCACTGTTCGATTTCGAGCAAGAGGATGCGGTCGCATGAACCTCACACAAGCATATCGAGCGGCTTATGCCATACGCAAACGCAAGACGAAGCAGGGGAAGAGGAAGGCCGTTTTGAAGTGGTGCAGGGCGATGCTGGAGGCATTGGGTTGATGGTCATGAGCGCACTAGGCTTGTCACCGAACGATGGGAACGTTCCGCCCATCAGCGTGCGCTCACCCTTTTTACTTGGAACAACGGCTGACTACCGTTTGTGTAGAGGAACGGCTATGCATTATTACCAATTCAATATTGCAGATTATCGTAAGGATACCGGGCATCTTTCGACTTTGGAGCACGGAATATATCGCCAATTGCTCGACTGGTATTACCTGGATGAGAAGCCAATACCGCTCGAAACCCAGTGGGTTATGCGTCGGTTACGTTTGGGTTCAGAGTCGGATACCGATGCCTTAAATAATGTGCTTTCAGAGTTCTTTTTGAAGCAAGAAGATGGGTATCACCATACCCGTTGTGATGCCGAAATAGCGGCATACCACGACCTGAAAAAGAAAAACAAGGCCAATGGAGCAAAGGGCGGCCGCCCCGCAAACCAAGCAAATACGCCAGAGAAAACCCAGTGGGTTTCTTCTGGGTTAGAAGTGGGTATCCCAAACGAAACCCAAACGAAAGGCAACCAAGAACTTAAGAACTTAGAAACTAATATAAAAACCGTATCCAAAAAACCCGAGTCCCGGAAAACGTCAATCTCAGGTGATTTCTGCATCACGCCAGAACTGAGGGAGTGGGCGGCAAGGAAAGGAATCGGAAATTTGGATGCTCATCTTGAGCCTTTCATCGCGACTTGCAGGGCCAACGGTTACAAGTACGCTGACTGGCATTGCGCCTTCCAAAAAGCTGTTACCGGTGACTGGGCAAAGATCGGTCACGGTTCTCCAGCGACAAGGAGGTTCGTGCCGGCATGAGTATCGAAAACCTCTTATCCCGTTTGCGTAAAGTAAAGAAGACTGGCCAGGGAAGATGGCTGGCGTGCTGCCCCGCTCATGATGATAGAAGCCCGAGCATGTCTGTGAAGCTTGAATCTGACGGAAGGATTTTGATTCATGATTTTGCCGGGTGCTCTGTTGAGGAAATCCTCGGATCAGTCGGCCTTACGTTCGATGAATTGTTTCCGGAAAGGCTCATGGATCATGGAAAACCTATTCATCGGCCGTTCAATGCCCATGACGTGCTTGAAGCGCTTTCCTCGGAATCGATGATCGTATCGGCAATGGCATCGAAGATGTTCCTGGAACGCGACATAACCGTAGGTGAGTGGGAGCGTTTAAAGCTCGCGAATCAGAGAATCTCGGCTGCGGTGGATCTGGCAAATGGCTAGCTCAGATAAAGGTTCTCAGATCCTGGACGCGGCCATCGAGCGCAAGCCAAAACTCACGAGTCCGTATGTTCACTCAGATGCCGTGCTCGACTTGTGGCGAAACGGTATGCCGTCAGGAGACAGGACGGGATGGAGTTGCCTCGACAGGTATTACACAGTTCTTCCTGGTCAGATGACGATAGTCACGGGTTGGCCAGGATCGGGGAAATCAGAGTTCCTCGATGCGCTCCTTTTAAACCTTTCAAAGAACAACTGGAAGATTGCCGTCTTCAGTTTCGAGAATCAGCCGGTGCATTTCCACGTTACCAAGATGCTGGAGAAGATCGCTGGCAAGCCTTTTGGCCCCGGTCCGAATGAGCGTATTACGGAACAGGAAATATGCGAATTGACGGAAGAGCTGCATCAGTCCTTTGCGTTTACCGAGGCAACCAGCGGGAGCTTTTCCTTGAAAGACATTCTCGATGCGGCTCGGGAATTCTTGATCAAGTTTCCAGATGCAAAGCGTGGAGTGGTCATCGATCCATGGAATGAGCTTGAGCATTGGCGACATAGCTCGCAGAGCGAAACGGAATATATCTCACAGGCACTATCAACCGTGCGTAACTGGGCGAGGATAAACCATGTTCACGTTTGGATAGTGGCACACCCCCAGAAAGTAAGGCGCGAGGAAGGAAAGCTTCCGGTCCCTCGTCCTGACATGATAAGCGGCTCTCAGCACTGGTGGAATAAAGCAGATTGCGCGCTGACGGTTTGGCGCGATTCTGAATATCCGGATTCACAGGAGGTTGATATTCATATCCAGAAAGTCAGATTCAAGCACATCGGCAGACCGGGAATGGTGACCCTGCGGTACGACAGGGTAACTGGTCGCTATCACGAAATGTCACAGAGAGGGTTTAGCTGATGGGATTCACAGACGGCCATCCCTGCATGTTCTCTTTGGATATGAAGCAGACGCCAGAAACAGTCAGGAAGGTGCTGGGTATTGCGGGATGGACCGCTCTTGAGGCGGAAAAGGAAACGCTCATTGGCCATGCAGTGATCAGACTTGCCATGGAAGGAAGAGCCGCGCTGACCGATGCGCAATGGAAGCTGCTGCTAGAAAAAGCCGGTTCTAGGGCCTTCGATCACGATGAGGATGCTGAGTGAATCGTTTCCTCGTAACCACTCGCCCCATCCTTTCCTGCTCCGGCTGTATCCATGAATTCTCGGTACGCGGTGAGAAGCGGTGTGATCTCGGCGAGAGATGGGGAATACGGTGCACGATGTTTCGATTGAGGAGGGAGGAAGTGAAATGACCTTCCGCCGCGTAGCAAAGGTGGATTCAAACCATGCCCAGGTCGTGGCTGCATTCCGTTCCCTTGGATGCTCTGTTCTGGACATCCATCAGCTGAAGAACTGCGCGGATCTTATCGTAGCCAAGAACAAAAAAACGGTGATCGTTGAGGTAAAGAATGGAGCGTTGCCAAAGGGATCTAGGAAACTCACTCCAGGTGAGCGTGAGTTCTTCTCGGGATGGCGCGGAGAGGCAACGGTAGTGGAATCGCTCGATGATGTTGTGCGAGTCGTGAAAGAGTTGGACTCTTAAAAAACGAATGGGGAAATAGATGAGACCAGACAGAAAGGAAATGGAGGCATTGCTTCAGAGATTGGTAAAGGC